GGCTTAACCCCGGTTAACGTTGATGCTGCCAGTTACCGGCTGAACCGCCGGAGCCGCGGCTGTGGGCGCAGTCCAGCTGTTGTAACGTTCCATCACTTCAGGACAGATCGCGGTGCGAGGCACGACGAGGTGGGTGATCTGGTTCAGCGTGTTGTTGATCCCTGCGACGGCGTTGTTGAGCTGAGCGATACCGCACCCGCACGTCTGCGCAACAGTGTCGATCTTGGCGCCGAGTTCGGAGCGAACAAGCTTTTCACGCAGGTCAGCGATTTCAGCGTTGCTCTTCATCTGGGATTCAAGCACCGCAACGCGTTCGCGGTTGCTCGCGGATTCCTGAGAGAGCGGCTTAATGTAGTCCATCAGACGGTTTTCGAGCTTCTCGTTTTCGGAGCGCGTCGCCTGATAAAGCGTCGTGTCCTGATTGTCCGAGTACTTCTGCGAAGTGAGCTGGGCGATTTTGGCGTCCTTTTCAGCAATGACGCCAAGCGCGGCCATCTGCGGGGCGCAGTTGTTTCCACCGAAGAGGCCGCCGAGGATTCCGTTGCCGTTGTTGGCGGAGCCAAGGAAGCCGAGAGAGCCCAAAACGAGGGCGGGGATGCCTACGCCGTTGGCGAGGCCTTTAGAAGCAAATTCAGCCATGACAAAACTCCTGTTGTCATGGAACTCGTGGTTCTCTGGAAATGTGCGCTCGGTTGGCGCTAAGGATTAGGCTCAGGGGCCTTGTGTGAAGCAGAATCCGAACGGTTCTGCTGATTGGATTTATTGTATACAGAAAGATCAAGCACATCAAGCGTCTTGCAGCGCCGACATACGATCATCACCGTCCCGCCGGGCGGACGTTCTAACGAAAGGTCGAAAAGACGTTTTCCGCACCTCGGGCAAACAACCTTTACCACTTCCATTTTATTTCCTCCTATTAATATTCTCTCGAAGATCAGAAAGAACCGCGTTGAGCGATGTTTTGTCACCGCGGCCGCAGGCCAAGACCAGCTCGGTCACGAGCGCGTTCCGGAAAGAACAGAGAATTGACGAGAAGTTCCCTCGGCGTGCGATCACTTGCGCGCGGCATTCGTCTGCAGAGAACTCATCTACCATGCGCCGAACATACCATTCCGCCTTTTGCAGGTCCAAAAGCTCAGTGCCTTTGAAGGGCGCGCGTAAAATGTACTTCACGGCATTCCCCAGACAAAAACTCAGATGCTGAGTAAGCTCAATCACCTCGTGGTCGTAATGCTCGGCGTAGTGCTGAGGATGATTTACAAGATCGGTCATTTAAGAATCTCCGTCAGTGCGTCGTGGTTTGCGGCGCATCGCTGATAGAGTCGGCCGCACTCTGAACCAGCGTCAGCCAGTCGACGGACCAAGTCTTCCAGTCGGGCAACTCGCTTTTTAAGAGTGTCTGCGGAATCTCCGCCGGCGGAGCCGTTACCGTCCGCGTGGCGCAACCGGGCGCGAGCACGATCAAGCTCAGCACGCAAATCGTTGTACTCAGCCTGCGCCAAGTTAATCGTGTCCGTTGCTTTTGAAAGTCCTTCTGCATTCTTTCTCTCCGCCGCACGTAGCGCATCAGACTGCGCCGCCTCCATGAGGGCAATTTCTCGGTCGTAGTGGGCAGAAGTCAGCCAGCCACCCGCCCCGAAAGCCAGGACGACCGCCACCATGTAGACGTAATCTTTCACAACTCAACCCCTTCGAGTTTCGCGCGACGTCGTAATATGTCGAGATAGCCGTCCATCGTGTAGAGCTGGAACGTATAAAGGCCACGGGAACAAGTCGGCGTAAAGCCTAATTCCCCAGCGTCCCATTTAACAAGCATTGCAGCGAGTTTGTCTCGGCGAATCTTCAGTTGCAGGTACTCCGCCTTGAAGCGATCTTTGTAGTCATCGCTACACATCAGCGCGGCAGTGTCTTTGAGCTCCATCATTTGCGACTCCTGTTGTCCCAAAAAGCGTGACGCCCACGCACGTCAACATGTACGAACGCGTCGTAAAGTCCAACGCCGCCGTCTTTATTGAGTTCCAGGCACAAGTCCTGAAACTCGGGAATTAACCGCGGATCATCCGGTCGAATATCCGCCGCCATGCCTTTCGTGTGATACGAATTAGGAACGGCCCCTGGGATCGTCGCGTTGTATTCCGGACTGCGGTAGCCAGAGTTCACAAGAACCGGCTTCCCCCACTCGCGCCGGATGCGGTTCAAAATGTTCAAAAGCTCATCACGTACAACATGCGGAAAAGGAGACTTGTACGGGTCCTTCGGACTCTGCAACTCCTTTTCGTCAAAGAAACCGTATTTCATCGGCCGCCTCTTTCTAAAAAACTTTTCAGAATGCTCACGCCGTCTTTCCCCATCATGCCGCCCAACCCAGCAAGAGCCCCTGCGGCCTCATCCGGCAAACCGTAAGAGTGCGCAGCCATACAGATCAGAAAACCGATAAACCCCGACAGAGCTACCGCCCCAAAGAATTCCCACCAAAGGAACGGTTTCGCTTTATCCAACGAGTTCAAATACATCAGACACTGAGCCATGGCACCCACCGCAAAGGAAAAGAGGTATCGGAAGTATTCGTGGTAGTCCTGCATCGAAATCCCTCAACTCTTTTGTATCCTGCAGTATCAACGACGATCCCCGGCTTACGCGCACGAGCTTTTGTGCGCGTACACACATCGGACGGCTTGAAGATGCCGTTCATGATGAGCAGAGACCCCTTCAATCCGGCTGACATCAAGGCCGAAGAAACCACCCGACGCGAAAGCACGGAGCGCTATATGCGCCGCGTGAAGAAGTCCATCGCCTACGTAATGGACACGAAAGAAGGCCGCGAAGCTATGGAAATCATCTTGGACGCAACCGGGCTTTATCGACCGTCTTTCAACACAAACGCGCTTTCAATGGCTTACGCCGAAGGACGCCGCAGTGTCGGACTCGCTCTGCTCAATCTCATAGACCCGACTTCTTATCAAGAAATGCTGAGGGAATCTCATGAACGACGAAACAACGACCGGGGCTGAAAATACAAACGATGCCCCCGCTGCAGATCAGCCTGCAGCCAACCCGGCGGCTCAGTCCGCAGGTCAGGAAAGCCAGCCGCAGACCGACAAGCCTGCAACCGGAATGCCTGAGACCTTGCTGAACACTGCCACCGAAACTAAGCCCGAAGAAAAGCAGGACGGTGAAAAGGCGCCGAAAGACAGCGAGGCCGACAAGCCCGCTGAAGGTGCGCCAGAAAAGTACGAAGAGTTCAAGGCGCCTGAAGGCACCATGCTCGACGCCGCCGTTATGCAGCAATTCGGAGAAGTGGCAAAGGAACTCAACCTGCCGCAGGACAAAGCCCAAGACGTGGTCAACAAAATGGCCCCGATCATGGTGCAGCGCCAGATGGAACAGATTGCGGGAATTTCCAAACAGTGGGCTGAAAAATCGTCCAATGACCCGGAAATTGCCGACCACCTCAATGACATTGCCCGCATCCGAGATATGTTCGGCAAGGGCAGTGACGGGAATCTCGATCCGGATATTGCGGAGTTCATCAACTCCCCTGCCGGCAACCATCCAGGCGTGCTGAAGCTCCTTGCCCGTGTCGGTGCACGTTTCGGCGAAGGCGGCTTCCCGACGGGGAAACCCGCGCCGCGACAAATCACCGCAGAAGACGTTTACGCAGTCTAATAATTTTTAATGAGGTACAGAAATGGCAGATATTGTCAGCAACGTTGCACCGACGTCGTTGGCCGAATTCGAAGGCCTTGTCGGTGACAAGGATGTGGCCCGCAAGGTGTTTTTGCACACCATCCGCGACTATATGCCCTTCTTCGACCAGGCCGTTATTGTTCGAGGCAATGACGGTATGGGGGACAAGGGGCAGATCGTCACCCGCTACCCGGAAGGCGATCTTCACGGATACAACGAGGGCTGGGGCTCTGATGTTGTGACGGGCAACAATGTTCGTTACACCTGCAGCCGCCGTTCTTCGAGCTCGACCATCGACCGCGATCAGTTCAACGACCAGAAGGAAAGCGACCGCGCTTCTTGGCGCTTGCGTCGCGATCAGGCCTTTAGCCGCGGCTTCGCCCGCGCTACGGTACGCAATCTCTTTTACGGCGACCCCGCGAAAGACCCGAATAGTGGCAAGGGGCTCTTCAACATCGTGACGCCGACCGACCCCGTCTTCAAGGATCGCATCATCGACGCCGGCGGCACCACGGAAAACAAGCAGACGGAAATTCTTCTCGTCGGTTGGGACCCGGCCTCGAACTATTTGTTCTATCCGCAGTACGGAGAGAATCTTGGCGGCTTCCAGACCACTGTCCACCCTGAAGCCGTACGAGTAACCGCCGGTACGTCGGACAATCCTAAGCACTACTGGGCGCTGGAAACCGATTTCCGTTGGGACATCGGCGTCGCTATCTACGATCCGCTCACCGTCGTTCGTATTGCCAACATCGATACGACGAAGTGGAGTAAGTCTTCGAAGACTTCCGGTAGCCCCGATCTGATCGACCTCATGACGCAGGCCGTGAACCTGCTTCCGGACGAGTACAAGGGCCGTTGCGCGTTCTATTGCAACGAAGCGGTTACCGGCATTCTTCGTCGTCAGATCAACAACAAGGAAAACGTGCAGCTAACGACCGGAGAAGTTGCCGGACGCAAGGTTGTGACCTGGGACGGCATTCCTATACATCGTTTGGGCACGGACGTTATCACCAACACGATGCCGGTTTTGTCTCTGGGCTAAGGAGGACGCAATGATTACCGATGCACTTTTGAAGTTTTGCTCTGACAAGGCTTTAGCGTCCGCCATTACGACGGGCAAAGTCATTGACCTGAAACAGGAGTATCCGAACCTCGGTTCGCTGACTCCTCGATTCAATCTCATCCTGCAGGTTAAAGATGCCGGCGGTGAAGGTACCGTAACCTTTAAGTTGCAGGATTCCGCCGACGGATCGACTTTCGCCGACTTGCTGAGCTTCACGCAGGCGGGATCGAAGATTCCGGCCAATCAGGCAATTCCGATGCCGTTGAAGCATCGTCGCTACCTGAAACTTATCACGGCCGTTACCGGCACCGTGACAGGAACGCTGCAGCGTGCCGTACTTGATAACGGTTATGAATTGCCGCGCACGACAAAAACGGAAGGTTACGATCCCGCGCCGACGGTTGATTGACCTGCTTTAAAGGCAAACTCTGAGGGGACGGTTAAACCGCCCCCTTTTCTTTAGGAGGCCTGAAATGGCTACATCCGTTGATATTTGTAATCTCGCTCTGTCGATTCTTGGCGATGACGGCACGGTAGTTTCCCTCATTCCACCGAACGGCTCAGACCAAGCCGGACACTGCGCCCGTTGGTACCCTGTAGCCCTTCGGCGCATCCTGGAATCAAACCCGTGGAGCTTCGCCACCAAACGCAGCCAGCTGGCAAAACTCAATAATGTCGATGCCTCGATCTACGGCTACAAAGGCGCCTACGCCCTGCCGAGCCAATTCATGCGAGCGCTCAAGATCGAATCGGCGGAATATCTGTCCGAAGGCATCGATTCCGACCTTTACCCCGAACTCGGTCATTTCGAACTAGGCCTTGTTGAAAACAACACCAATCGCGTACTTTTCTGCAATGTCACTGATCCGGTGCTGACCTACGTCGCCTACGTAGACAATGCCTCCCTCTTCCCCGGGTATTTTGTTGACGCACTGATGTTGCTTCTCGCCAGTTACCTTTACGGTCCGGTTAAGCGAGCTGACACAACATCTCAGACAGTTGTCAACATCATGAAACAGTACGAAGCGGCACTGACAAAAGCTAAGACCGAAGACGCTCAGATTTCCATGCGACGCCGGGAAGCACACTACCTCGCGTCGCAACTTCGTGCGCGGGAGGTATGGTAATGGCAAGCATCCGCACCTATCAGCAGTCCTGCAACGGCGGGGAATTGTCGCCGGAAATGTACGGACGCGCCGGCGACCCGAAGTATCAGGCCGGACTCGCAAAATGCCGTAATTTCCTCATCGATCCCCGTGGTCCGGCAGAGAACCGACCGGGGTTCGCTTACGTCAACTACGCCAAATACGCCGACAAACGAGTGAAGCTGATCCCGTTCACATTCTCAACGGATCAATCCATGGTGCTCGAATTCGGAGAAAAGTACATCCGCTTTCACACGAACGGGCAAACCTTATTGGGCAGTAACGGCCAGCCGTACGAAGTCGCTACGCCATACAGTGCCGACGATCTTTTCTCGTTGCATTATGTTCAATCCGCCGACGTTCTCACCATCGTTCATCCGGCCTATGCACCGAGAGAACTACGCCGCTACAGCGTCGTTGATTGGCGTCTTGTGGAAATCAACTTCAAAGGCGCACTGCCCTCACCGGAGGCTCCTTCCGTCGTGCAGTCCATCAATGGCGACGTGCAGAATAAAGAGGACTACACCCGGGAATACTGCATAACCGCCCTAAAGGCTGACGGCTCAAACGAGTCCGCGGCAGGCCCGTCTACTTCCATCCGTTGCAATCCGTATGGCACCGGCGCTTACAACACCATATCTTGGAACGCCGTATCCGGCGCAGAACTTTATCGCGTGTATCGCAATCAGGGCGGCGTTTGGTGCTTCATTGGCCAGACGAAAACTCTCAGCATTCGGGACGAACAAATCGACCCCGACGCATCAATCACCCCGCCTATTTACGACGACCCCTTCGGACAATCCGGCGGCATCACATCGGTCAAAGTCACCAATGGCGGGAGCGGGTATGGTTTATTGCGAAGCGTTTCATATATTTCGCAAAAAGGACGAATCGTAGGATCAAACGGAAACACCGTATCCGTAAACTTGGACGCGGAAAATTTCCATCATGACGACGGGCAAGGTATTCCCTACCCCCCCATAACATCTTCTCAAGTGTTTTACGTTGATGGAACTATCGAAGGCAACGGCTCCGGAGGGAAAGGGCGCCTAACTTACGTAAACAACAAGCTGACTCAAGGCATGTGGTGGGACGCTTACCTGACGGGCGTTTCCCTCACATCTCGCGGGGAAGGCTATACGGAGGGAGCCCAATTTCACGCAAGTTTGGAGTGTGGCTCTAAAGGAGCAAGGTGCGATTACTATTTTCCCGTCGTCTTGGAACCGGCCTCCGCCCCTAACGTCTACGTCACCGACGCAACCGGTTCAGGGGCTGAACTTGAGGCCGTCGTCCAGAACGGTGTCATAGTCAGCATCGTAATCAAGAAACCGGGTTCAGGATACACCAATCCTGTCGTTCACATTGACGGCAGTAAATCCGGCGGATCAGGTGCAACAGCCACCGCCACTGTCGGCAAAGCTGGTGACTACCCGAGCGCAGTAACATACTTCGAACAGCGGCGTTGGTTCGGCGGCACTTACAACCGCCCTAACAACATCTGGGCCACCAAGTCCGGTACTGAGTCTGATATGAGCTACAGCCTGCCGTCGCAGGATGACGACCGCATCGCTATCCGCGTCGCCGCCCGCGAGGCTAACCGCATTCAGCACTTTGTCCCATTGTCACAACTGATGCTTTTCACGGGCGCAGCTGAATGGCGAGTCAGCCCGTTAAACTCTGACGCCATTACGCCAACGTCAATGTCCGTGCGGCCGCAGTCGTATGTCGGCGCAAATTCTGTGCAACCGTTGGTAATCAACAACGCCTGCGTCTACGCGAGCGCCCGCGGCGGACACCTTCGGGAATGCGGCTACTCGTACGAAGCCGGCGGTTTCGTCACAAATGACGTTTGTCTCCGGGCAAACCACCTTTTCGACAACCTGGGACCTATCGACCTTTCTTACTCAAAAGCACCGTGGCCGATCATTTGGTGTGTCAGCTCTGCCGGCAACCTGATTGCGTTCACCTACGTTCCGGAACAATCCGTCGGCGCATTCTCGTCCCTTACCACGGACGGCGTCTTCGAATCGTGCACCGTCGTTCCGGAAGGCGAAGAAGACGTACTTTACGTCGTCGTGCGCCGTACGATCAATGGCAACACCCGCCGCTTTATCGAACGGATGCACGAACGCAAATACACCACGCTTGAAGAAAGCGTCCACCTGGATTGTTGCGGAACCTATCGCGGCGATGCCAAAGACGAGATTTCCGGACTAACGTGGCTCGAAGGCGCCACCGTTTCCATCTTGGCCGACGGTTCAGTAGAACCGAATCAAGTGGTGAAAGACGGAAAAATCAAGTTGCAGGAGCCGGCGTCGTTGGTGCATATCGGACTGCCGTACACCGCCGACCTTCAAACTTTGCCGATTGCCTTGGCGCTGCAGGACGGTTCTTTCGGCTCAGGCCACATGAAGAACGTTCAGAAGGTTTCCGTACGTCTTGTCAACACGTCAGGGCTGCAGACGGGCCCGACGTTCGATAAACTTACAGACTACCCCGCACGCGGCACGGAACTTGCCGGCACGCCGCCGACACCCATCACGGGCGAAGTGACGACGCAGGTCAATCCCCGTTGGGGCGACGGCGGACAAATCTGTATCCGGCAAAACCAGCCCTTGCCGATGAAGATTGTCAGTATTACGACGCAGTTGGAAATCGTCTAATTCTGTAGATTTCGCCCGAATTAAAAAGCCCCCTCACGCCGGGGGCTTAGTTTATTTTCTCGGTTGATCCGCCATTCTCGGCGCGCGCGTCGGCGTGAGATTGTCAAGCGGCAACCAGTAGTCCTGTCCAGTCCCACGGCGCAGCTTCTTTTCCATCCGCGACAGGTATCCCGGCGACATCCACTCATTGAACTCGTTCATAAAGGCGCGGTCAATCGCCGTTGACGTGTACCACATATTGAGGAACGGAAGGTGAGATCGGATTGAACGCACAGTTTTCGCACCGGGTTTTGTATCCTTGTCGTAGATAGGTGCACGAGCCCAAGCAAACGCCGCGTCCGAAGCCTCAATCACCGAACCAAGCTGAGGGCCAAGAATGTTAGCCGCGCCAGACATTGCACCGTAACGAGAATCATCAGAGAGTCCGTTCACAATCCAGTCCCCAAGAAAACCTAAGCCGCCACCCTTTGTCAGCGCAGCCGCCCAGAATTTTCCGGAGAAAACATCTTCTGCGTCCTTACCATTGAGCAAGTCTTGAATCTGAAGGGACAATGCCCCCATGACCGTCGTCGATACTACCATCGCCGCCAGGTACCCAAGTTGATTCACTCGGCCGCCGTGGTGATTTAAGAACTGCGCCCGCCGCCAGTGCTTTTCCATCATTGCCAAAGGAAACGACTTGAAGAGCATCGCAGCACGCCACAGCTCGCCCGACATTGTTCCTCGCTTATTACCGCGGCTTGCTTCCGTCCGAGTAATCAAGTCAGGACTGAGGGAAGCCATTTCGCCTTCATTGAGGATAAAGCCGATGACCTTACTCGCAAGAGATTCAGCGTTCTCGTCAACGATCATCCTCTTCGGATCCGAAGAAATTTCCTTCAGCCGCTTATACGACAGGAACTTCACGCCCTTGAATTCTTCTGTCCCGGCCTCCTGCATCAGCCGCCATTCGGCCTCTCCAATACCGCCGTCCTGAAGTCGCGCCCGATCATAATCATCCAACGCCGACCAATCTTTCTCAATGAGTTTACCGAGAGACGCCAGCATATTGAGGTTGAACGCCCGGCGCACCGCATCAGTCCACGCCGTCAGGAAAGAAGCCTTCATTGAGGCATTCGCCAGTTTGGCCGTCCACCCTTGTCCCAGATTGTCGCTACCCCACCGAATAAAATCGGACGAGATACTGTCGGCAATGAGACCGCAGCGGTTTGCGTAGTCTTTCCAGTCGGAGCCGTAGGCCGAGAAGAGAAAACGCATCCCCTGCCCAAAGTCCATGCGGCAGAATCCGGTAGCCACAAAGTACGTCGAAATATCCGAGAACGAGGAAATGAAGGCTTTCCCCAACTTTCCGGCAACTTCGAGATTTCGCCATCCGGACAGGAACCGCACCGCAGGTTCGGAGTTGACGGCCATCGCGCTTGCCTCACCGGAAAGCACGCGCCACATTTCATCCAACGTAACACGCGTCAGACCGTGGTGATCTGAATATTTCGTAAGGAGTTCCCAACTGCTTTTCTCACGCCGGGCGTCCAAAGCCTGAGCGTCGGCAATTTCTTTAAGGAATTTGAACGTCGTCTCCGCTTGCGGCCCGAATCCCTCCATCATCGCTATGTCGTGACTCATCTTGGAAACATGCCCGATAAGCGTACTCGTCAAACTGCCCTGACCGTACTTCGCCTCGTACTGCAGATACGAATCCGCATCCTTGAAATGCAGCTCACGATGAGGATATTGCTTGTAACCCACTAAACTCGGTTCTACCGGAGTTTCCAAGGCGTCCCACAGATTATCTGCGTTATGTCCGGAAGTCACAATGTCTTCCCATGCCTCACCAAGGAAGTCCCGCAATTGACTGTCGGTCATCCGCTGACCGTTGTCCTGCTTATAGCGGGTTCTGTCCATAAGCGGGGACACCTCATCAATCCAAGCATTCTTCCCGCCGCCTTTTTTATTTCGAACTTTCGCCCAATCGTGCGACTGCGGAATATAGCCATAGTCAATAAGACCAATCCTTGCACCTGCATGTAAGGCACGGCTCCGCATATCCTTCGCCGTCTTTGCCCATGCCTCAGCTGCAGCCTTTGCACGGGCGTTCTTTGTGTCTTCACCATAGACCTCACGTGCGAAATCGCGAGCATCTTCGGCGTTTTCTACAAAACCGAGCCATTTCGAGCGAATGCCGTTAAGCGTATCAAGCATCGAAGTCAGGTACTCGTTTCGAATGCCTTGTGCAGCGCGTTCAACACCGAGCATCAGTTTGGCGACGCCCGCGTGAGCGTGAATGTCCTCTTCCCGCGCAAGGCGATCCAATTCTCTCAGCGAGCGGTTTTGTGCGAGAACCTGCTTATAACGCGCAGCCTTCTTTTGCCGAGCCTGCTCCTGTAAATCCTTCGCCAACTCACCACCGGCGGCCTGAATTCGTTCCGCCTGAGTCATTGAGCCCCAGCGTTCCCAAAAATCTTTGCGTTTGGAAAGCGTGTTCATTTTGGACTCGAAGGCCGCGATAATCTTGTTGCCTTCGTCTTCGCTGATTGTGCCTTCTTTGCGACCGAGCGTTTGCCCGATCAAATCCTTACATTCTTGTTTCATGCCGGAATCCCGTTGTTTCTGATGATGCACATTGCGGCCGTTGCCAACCCAGCCATATCCGTATCCGCCTGCTTATCAATCGAGGCTTCATCCGCCAAAATCGCAGCAGCCGTCATTTGGTGCTCAATGCCATTTTCATCCTTGAATTTATAGACAAAACCAGGATTAAGCGCAGCCAAATCCTCAACCTGCACACGTTCGGAGTTTTCTTCGGATAGTCCTTCGAGTTCGTGAGCCTGATGCGCCTCAAGTTCAGACGCAGCCTTCGCCTCAGCGTCCAATCCTGCGTCCGGCGGAATATCGGGCGGAGGTTCTGACGCAACTCCGGCATCTTCGGCCACAGTCTCTACGACCGAATTCACCACGTTTTCGGCCTGTTTTTCTGCCTGCTGCATCGCTTGCAAGGTATTGCGCATCGCCACAACGTCCACTGCCGGGAGTGCCTCACGGAAGCCCTCAGCAGCCCCCTTCTCGCGCATCGCCGCATTGCCTTCGTCAATCAGGCGGTTTTGAGTATCACGGAAGATACCCATAACATCGGCGAGGTCTGTCGAGACGTTTTCTGCCTCACCAAACAAACCGCCCTGTGGGCCGTTGCCGGACGACTTCAGTCGGTTTTCCACCGCAGCTGCGAACGGTTCAAGCACCCGAGCAATGGCAGCGGCCGAGTTCTGATTCTCGGCAATGAAGCCTAGCAGCTGCTGCACCGCCGGGTTATCGCCGAACACGTCACCCTGACCGACAATGCTTTCAAGCGGCGTCCCTTCGATCTTCGCGTTACGGATGCGGTTCACCACGTCCACCAAAATCGGGCCCAGGTCAACCGCGCCGTTTGAGGCTTCCCGGATGTTGATAACGTGAGGCGCGAAAGCCGCCATCGCGTTCAAAATGCGCTTGATCCCCTGCTTATCGGTATCGTCCGCCACCAGGGCGGTCAATGTCCGGTCACGGTAGGCTTCATAGAAGACGGCCGCGCGGAGCCGATTCGTCGCAGTCTCTGTCGGTCGCCCGTCTGCCGTAAGGAGCTTCCCGAGGGAATTCGGTTCACCAATGTCAATCGTGAACTGCCGCGCCGTCTCCGGAGTCGGCGCGCCGTCCTCATCGAACTGATACTTCCAAACATTGTTACGGATCCGCGGCGAATCCTGCACCGCCGTTTCGAGAGCCGACTTTTCCAAGACGTTCGAAGAATTCGAGCGCTCGATAAAGCCTGTCGTCACGGCTTCCGGCGTCATAATGCGCACGAGTACCGGGTGCTGCATCCCTGCCACTACTTCCGGACTGATCCCCACGGACTGCGCATCAGCCATCAAGTCCTGTCGGTATTGCTCAGCCGTCCCACGGTTGTAGGCTTCAGAGAGCCCGGCCATGCGCCCGTTACCCGCTATCGCGTGCATCCGGGAATGATCAGTACCGTATTCCGGAACAGGCGTCCCGTCGAAGTTGTTGGAGCGGAGCACCGAATCCGCCTCGACCACGGCGTAGGTCATCGGGATTTTGTGGCTGCCGTCGGCCACGGTTTCCGTATTCCCCAAATACTGCGAATCAGGCAGCGCCCCAAAGGAAACAATCGGCGCACCGGAATCCGTCGTGCGGGAAACGGAAAGCCGCGTGTAGTCCGGGGCCGTGGCAATAGCGTTCATCTGTCCGACGGACACAGCACCCGTGCGGTCACGGTTCTGAAGCACCACTATCGTCCCAGCGTCCCCCATCTGGAAGGACTTCGCGAAAGCATTCTGTGCCTGCCGAACCGTTGCATCGTTCACCGGGACGTTCTTCATCGTCTGAGAAACATCCACCTGTTCGCCGGAGTTCATAGCCTGAGCCGCCTGCTGCTGAGCGCGAATCGCCGCCATGAAGTGGTCAGGAGCCGAACCATTCTGCAGGGGAGCCGTAACCTTTTGATTATTCGTACGCTGAGCCTGAATGACACGAGCCGCCGTCACCTGCTTGGAATTCGACCGGAAGGACGCCATTTTCTTTTCGGCGTCGTACATCCGGTTAAGCACCCGGCGAACATCGGGCGAAAGTTCCGGTAGATCTTCGCCGAACTGTGCCTTGTAGCGTTCCCCGATTTCCTTCTTTGCTGCACCGTCGCCGGCACCTTCGCCTATGAGGTCACGGTACATATCCATCAACCACCGGGCGAAGTTCCGGAACATACCCTGCAAATACCCTGCCGGCACCTCACCTTCAGCGAGATAGCGTTCCGTCCAGGCTGCGTACTGCTCCTGCAGCTTGACTATCTTCTCGAAAGGCAGGGCGTTGTATTCCTCAACGGACTTGAGACCGAATGCCTTCAGCAAGGCGTCAATGTCGGCCCGCGCTTCCGGGGAAAGGTTTTTGTCGGCCGCGTGCGCAAAGAGATTCGTCAGGTACCAGTGCGAGTGTTCGTGCGAGAACGTGGAAAGATTCGCATTCGGCGTGAGTTTGATAGTGTTCGTCTGCGGGTTGAAGGAACCGCGGATTTCGCTTTCACCCCTGTCATGCTGAAACAGCACGCCCCCGCGATCCTGTTGCAGTTTCTGTGACAACTCCTTTTCTGCCTGCAAGCGATTGTTTGTCCGTTCGCCGCCAGGGAGAACAGTATCTTTCGCGTATGTGCGCACCTCAACGCCGGCGTCCTCCAGAACCTTAAGCACTTCCGGCAAGGTCCCTTCAGGCACCACCGCGCCTGCGAACTCGCTCAAGCCAACTGCACGCTGAGGCTTCGCCTCAAAATAGTCCGTGAGCCCTTTTTGCACGTCCGTGAGAATTTTTACGCCGGAGTCCAATAGTTCTGACGGGAACCCTCCCTTCGGCTCCTTGAAACCGTTTTTGACGAGCGCAGCGCGGACCTTCTCAGTCGTCGGCTTCCCCTTCGCAGAATCGGCCAACGCCCGCATTGCATCGTCCATCGCCGCAAAGGCATCCTTGTAGCCGTAGAAGTCTGCCGCCCGGCGCCTGAAGTCACTCATTGCGGCATCAATGCTCTTGTTAGCCTCATTAGCCGTCGCCGAATCAACCACCCTTTCGCGATTCGCCTGAATGCTTTTTACTGACGAGAACTTCTTCGAAGCCGCCGCCCGCACCTTGCCCGGACCAAACGTCATCGTGTCTTGCGTGTTTTTTGCCACGCGCTTCGTCATAGCCTTGACAACGTTCTGCAGCGTCACCGGAACCAGTTTGCCGCCGACCTTGATTTTCGGCTCACCAAAAAGGCCTTCCGTCTTTTTAGCAACCCAAGCATCAAAGCCTTCCGAGTTATTCTCGAAGACCTCGCGAATTCGCTTTTCCGTCGCGTAGGAATCAATCTGCGGCTCCGTCGGCGCTTTACCAATCTTCTCAACATTGTTGATCAGGGTATAAAGATAAGCATCCGCCAAACGACCGCCGTTGCGAATCTTGTCGGCATTCCGCTTCTGAACGCGAGTCGCCTTGTCACCAAGTGCATCAACCGCCTGTACGTACGCTTCGTTGTAGGCCCGCATTGAACCTGCCACATCGAGCGATTGGTCAGCATCAATCTTTTGGAACAACGGAAGCAACAGATGCTCAAGAGGCGTCCCGGCGTAGGGCTGCTGATAAACGGGCTCAACCTTGATGCCCTTCTCATCAAGGAACATCTTCTGTGAGACAACAGAGGTACGGAACTGCCACATAAAGTCGTCACGGTCAGGGCTATCAATGAGCGACCTCATGGTATTGTCCGTGCCGCCGCGGAAAAACCGCTCAGTCTTCCGATATTCCTGCCGTAGAGCCTCGGCCTTCTTCTTATCAACGGACTTTCCCCACTCAAACGCAGGGAACGTATTCGTATAGGCGTCCGCGCTGTAAACCTGCGTTCCTGTCGCGGGATCAATAAGCCCCTTTGTCCCGATCAGGGTAATGTCGCCAAAACCGGAATAACCAGAATTCACCTTCGTGATGCCTATGGACGGAACGGCCAATCCGCCGAGTGCGTTAGCCTTCAACAAATTGTCGGCATCGATATGGTGCACCGCAACGAGCCGATCGGTCGGTTGACTCGGAGCATCGTAAGAGAATGCTCCTGTCGTCTGATTGAACTCCTGCGGTTCGTAGTACGCTGCCCCTTCGGCACGATAGGAATCATCCACCGAATCAAACGCCCCGCGTTGATCTTCGCGGACAAAACCCTTAAGCAAATCTGATAAACTGACGGTATCAGCAGACGACCACGCAGTAGGTACCCCAGCACCGGGGGACTGCGCGGCACCGGGAGGGACACTAGTAGCGTCTGTGGGTGCAAGTGGTGCTATAACCCCCTCCCCGCCTGCGGTACCAATTTCTTCCACTTCCACAGCATCAATGCTGTGCGTCGCCAAGCGCTCACCACCGGCCGAAGGCAAATAATCCCGCACAATCAACTGAACACGATAGTTTTTTCCACCGTAAGAAGCTGCAGCTGCAAACTTGTGGATTCCGCGAACATCGGGGTTTTGATGCTGAGTGTCTGTGTGAGATTCAATCAGCTTAGCGTCCGAAACAATTTGTTCGAAGTTTTGGACAATGGCGTCATATAAGCCGGCGTTTTTCTCTGCGAACTTAAACGGCGGCAGCGACTTCTTAGCGTCACCACGAGAACCTGTAAGAACCCAGCCGCTGTCAGAGTTTTTGACACCTTCAGACAGTTTTCCTGCCAACGTATCGATAGCGACCTTGCGCCCCGCTTCGGGAACGTCGTTCATGTGAACCACATTGACGGCTTCGTTTTCTCGGCCAATCGTCTGCGGCCCCACGTGCCATTCTTTGCCCTGGGTCACCGGCATACTGAAGGCTTCCTTCGGCACCTCCGCAGACTTCCCGTCCTCCGACCATACGATCTTTGCCGCGAAGTCCCGAACCTTGTCCGGTTCAATCCCTAGATTCTTCGCAAGGGCCACCACGGCGCGGGAGTTAATCGCCGCCTGTACGCCCGCCTGCTGGAAGCTGAACTGACTCTGTCCTTTGTTGAAAAGAGCCGTCCGCTGATCCTCGTAGACAAGACGGGCCGCGTCCTGATACTTCTGCGTTCGAATCTGTTCAGGACTGCGCCAAAACGCCCCGCCGAAGGCCGCACCCATAGCCGCGCTTACCGCCAAGTCCACGCCGTTCAAGTCGTACTGCTGAGCCAGTTGGTTGTAATCCTGATGTTCGAGGATGAATTTGATCCCCTCGACTTCGGCCACATTCGTCCCGGCATTCGCCGCAGCGCCGTACGCCATGGACATACCGCGACTTGCACCGAGAACCGCCGGAAGCCGCATACCTATTGCGTTCATCCCGAACGACACCAGGCCGGCATTGATAGCCGTGTCGCGGTCTACGCCCTCATCCATCAAGCGATTCGTCTCATCGATGCCCACGTCAGCACCGAAAGCCAGTGCGCCGCCGGCGACGCCGCCCGCCAAACCGTAACCAATTGCCTTCGGAAGCGTCTTGAAAAGCCCGTAGACAATCTGAGAAGCCGTACCCATCGTTTCGGGATCGACCTCAAAGTGAACCTTGTTGTAATCGCGAATATCCCGGGCGGCCTGATCCATGACCGCCTTTTGCCCCTCCCACCAGGCGCGGGTTTCGTCCCTGCCCATACGGGAGAGAACATCGGCCCCGGTGTTCTTAAAAGCTGTGATAGCGGAGCTCGCCGTCTGTAGCACCGCAGCGGGAATGCCCTTCCACGTATCGCCAAGCCCTGAGAAGACGCCGAGAGGCATATTGACGCCCGGAAGCGGACGTTCCTCAAACACCTTGTCCTTCAGATCAAGCATGACGCCGGGCTCATTGCGCAGGAAGTAACGGCGCAGTCGATCTGCCTCAACCGACGACAGTTTCCGCCCCGGGGTGTAAACGTCCTTCCCCTCAGCATTCCGAGACCATACACCCCCCGCCACACCGTCCTGACCGCTGTAAATCGACTGATCCGAGAAAGTCGGATGATTCGGCTTTTTGTATTTATCGCCCAAGTGACCGCGCTCATCCTCAGACATCGTGCCGGACTGCAGCTCTTTCCAGGCACCGCGCAAGTCGTAGTCGTAAACGTCCTTTTCGCGGTGATTCTCTGTCGCCCATGCCTGATATTTTTCTTCATCATCAGGCGACAAAACGGTATTGAACTTATCCGAATAATCCTCCGAGAACGCCTCACGAGGGCCAACGGCATCCGTGCCCCAGCGGTTGATTCTCGCCTGCCGCATCTGCTCTTCGCTCATCTGCGGTTGCTGAGAGGACGGGGTATAGATTTCAGAAAACAGCATTGTTATTCCTTCGTCTTCACTAAATCGAACGTATAAAGGGAGCCGTCGTCACCAAACACTGATTCCCCGTTAAGCATCAGGCTGTAGGTCACACTGCCGTCTGAGTTCACCTTTTCAGTCTGCAAGGCGAGTTTCGGCATTTTTGCGGCCAACTCTTCGCCGGTCATCGCTAAACCGCTGACGTAGAACGTGCCACGGGCTTTTTTGACTTCTTGCGCCTGAGTCTCTACGAGATCGCCCAAGTCTTCTGAGTAAATGGCTGACGACTTAATCCCCTTCGGCATCACGGCTTTCTTGCCGTTGTACGCTTCAACATCGCCACCGACGGCCGCAGCTATGGCACCTTCAATGCTTCCGGAATCCGCCCATTGCTGATAAGCCAAAATGCCGCGCGCCAATTCCACCGTATCGGCCCGGGCCGCGTCCGACTTAAACAGCCCCTGCGTCCCATCGTTGTCCGGATTGATAGTTGCGTAAAGCCGTGCCACATTGCCGGTTTCCACTGCCGGATCATCTTTGACCTGCTTTTCGGCGATGAGCTGCAGCCCTCGAAGGTACATTTCTCCGGAAGTAATGCCGCCGTCACCCGGCGTTATGTCAAATCCGGCCATCGCCACGGCGTACTTTTTGTCACTCGCCTTCAGCTGATCCGACACCATCCGGATGCCGTTCGGCCCCACAGCGTTTGCAATCTGAGCTAAGAGACCCACCTTGCCATCCACGTCCGCTGCATTGAGCGCCGTCACCAGCCGCGCCGACTCATCTTTAGAGAGAATGCGAAGCGCCCCACCCCAATCTCTTGCGACGCTCTCAGCCTGAGCCACGCGTTCGCCAAGCTGAGCCATCATCTTGTCCGGGGCTTCAAAATTCAACGGTTCATAGCCAAATTGTTTTGTGGCAATGGCCGCACCCACCGGGTCCGCAGCCCGGAGTTTCACAATTTCCTGAGCCGCCTTCACACGAGCGTCATACAGCTTGCGGTCATCGGCATAGGACGGAGAACCCGGAACCGGCTTCGCATTTGCGAGGTCATGCTGAATCTGCTCATTGTCCATGAACTGATAGGTATAGACCGCTGTATTCGTATCAAAGGCCGCCTTGTAATCGTCGTAGCGTTCTTTGCCTGCTTTCTCTCCAAACGCCCCGACAAAATCCTGTTCGGACAATTCGTTCTCGTCATAGCCCTGATCTGCCGCCGTCTTCACCGAATTCTGTATGGCCGTCCGTAAATCCGCCTGAGCCGCCGCCCGGTTCTGCGCCGCATAGGAATAGGCGGCCGAGAAAAGCTCCACCTTCTGCGCCTGATTAAGCCCGTCAATCGCCGGGATGCCGGTACGATGCCCGGGCTTCAGGGACTCTTTGATGAAGTCTTTCTTGTTCAGCATCGTCTCGCCGACGGAGCCGGCGAGCATCATCGCGAGCGGTTGTTTAGCCTGTTGCCACAGCTGAGTCCCGATCTTGGCCGCCACGTCATTGCCGATGGAGCCACGGTTGTTCTGAAAGTCCGTCAAGGCCGCCACAGCGTCATCCTGCCCCCACGTGTTATAGCGCTGAGCCTGAGCCATATCCCAGTAACCTTCGCGCAAGGCTTTCGTCTGTTCCTCACCAAGACCCTGCATTTTGGCAAGGGCCGTGATTTCATCGTCAAGGCTTTGATAGGACGCGCCGCAGTAGTCTTTGTTGCCGTAGTTCTGCCCGATGCTTTCCACAAGCGAATCAATACGGGCCTTAGACGTTCCGATGTGCCAGGCGTCCCGCTGACGGCTCATCCACTGCATAGACTGCCCCTGAGCCGACCGGAGACGATCCTGAATGCGGGACTGCACCGCCTCACGAGCCCAAGGTGACAAACTGCCGAGAATGTCGTCGGCATCCTTCTTGAGCCCCTGCATCGCGCCGTCGTAGGCGTCTACGGCATTCTTACCCTTCTGATTGAAGTAGCCAGCTTCCGGATCATAGAGGCGACTTTGCACCGCTTCCATGTACTTCATTTCGGCTTCATCGCTTTCGGCCTTGATATTCCGAGCCGCAATCGTCTGAAGTGCCTTGCCGGCATTGTTGGCGAAGTCCTGCAAGGGCTGCTGAGCATCCTGCATCAACTTCGCGTAGTTAATCGTCTGATTCGGAAGTTGGGCCACCTGCCGCCCTGTCTGTCCGGAATCCACAACGGACGGCACGCCGCCCTGATACATCGGGACCATCGGCATCGTGCCTTCTCCTAATAGAGTTTGGCGCCGTTGAAGACGCCGTACTGGAACGCCGGCGCCGCCTGCGTGCTACCCAGCATCGGAATCTTTGCGCCGCCTACTTCGATAGTCGGCGTCTTTTTGAGCGTGAGGGAGTCGCCCGTCTGAGCAAATTTCTTCGTCGCCGCAGTCTGCGTCCCGTTATTGCCGGCATCCTTGAAAACGCCGTTGGCGGACATGAGCATGTAATTACTGCCGACCTGAGACGCTGTATTGAGAATGGACGTAGCGAAGTTCAGACCAACGCTCTGCTTTGAGGCTTCCGCCATCAGCGCCTGCCCCTCATAGTTCGCCGCCTGCATCCGGTAACCCCAGGCGTTCCGGACGGCGTTTTCCTTCATCTGATTCTTGTCCATTTCCTTGACAATATCGGTCGAAGCCTGCACTTCCGCTGCCGAACCTTCGCCTACTGCCACACCGTTCGCCGCCAAGGCCGCCCGCTGAGCCGACTTCACCTGCCCGGCTTCCATCGTTTTTCGCACTGTCGCGGACTCATTAGCCCGCAAGACAGCCTGTGCCTGCAGTTCCATAGACTGCGCATTGATCCGGGCAATATTGGCCTGAGCCTTCGCGATAGAGTTCTGATGCCGGGTAACGCTCATGCCGCCAAAAGCGCTCACAAGGCCCGCCGCGGCCTGCATCCATAACATCCCGTACCCTGCCTGAGCCGGCGTGAGTCCGGTGCTTCCTGAAGTTGTCGGAGTTGTTGCCATAAAAAATCCCCCTGATTGTCCGCACCCTAAGACAGGTCAGGGCGCATACGCGCAGGGGGAAAAGGCGGCGACATAAGACCGCCCACGGTTCTCAGGAGAGATTCGTTACTGTTGCGCCGCCATCATGCCTTGCACCACCTTTCCGGCCATCGTCGAACCATCCGCCGGCACCTTGCCCAGTTTGGCGAGAGAGTCCACGCCCTGAGCCATCTGGGCTTGCTGCGCCTGCTGCTGCATCGCCTGATTCTCTGCTTCCACGGCCTGCATCGCCTGCTCAGTCGGCACCACTACCGACGGAGCCACGCTGAGGTAATCGGCGTATTCGTCGGCCGCCGCGAAGGGATCAATCTTCTTTATCACCCGATTGTCGTACTTAGCGAGATTGCCGATACGCATCAGGTACTGATCGAGGCTATTGGCCCGCAGCGAGCGTTGCGCCCGGCTCAACATCGACATGTAGCGGATTTTCAGCTGTTGCCCCTGCAGTTCCGGAGGCGCCGGCGGCAATTGTCCGGCACGGGCGAGGATGTTGAAAGCTCGTTCAATGAGGGACTTCAGCACCTCGTTATTGAGACGGGACAGCACCGGCCCCAGGAGCATCAACTTTTCCTCATTGCGCCGCGCCACTTCTTCGGCCGTCATCTGATGCTTGTTCGCGGACGACACCATCAGGAACATATCGACACAGAACGCCTGATTGATACGCTGACGAATATCCTGCATATCCGCCGCCAGGGCCGTGAGATCAGGTCTAACCGCCCAAGCACTCTGCACCTGATTCGCCTGAGACGGCATATCAATGAAGTTTCGGCCGCCAGGCAGGAAATCAAGTTCCGATTCCTTCGCGGATACCGGGAAGATCAACGGTGGGTTCACCGCGTAATCAATGGCGTTCCCCTTCTGCAGGCACTCGTGATGCAGCTGTTTTGTATCGCCGATAGCAATGATGCCGGGAGCTTCTTCGGAATAAACGTCCGAAGCGTTCGCACCCCAGCGTCCCACCACCGCCGGAAATTCGTTGTAGCCTGACTCTTGGAGGATTCCGTCTTCGCCTTCATCACAGTCAATCTGCAACACCACCATCCGCCACGGCATATTGAGATTGTCTTTCTTTGTGCGGTCACGGTCGTAACGCGGCTCAATCGCGTGAATGCACTTGAAAGACTTGTCCGGACGCCCCTGATCGTACGCATCACGCACGGCCTTAGAGCACCTGGCACGGCCATACTGCTCAATCATCTGCGCCGCCGTCATAGAGAAACGACGGTAAACCGTATTCGGCCGATTGCAGGCATCTACGCCAATGCAGTACTCACCACAGACCAACGGATAGCAGTGGAATCCCGCCTTCGCGTCCTCTACGATAATCATGGCGCACGTTCCGTAGACCCCGACCTCACGCCAACCGTGGTGCAACGCCTGATAGACGTTTGTGCTTTCAAACGCCATTTCCAAGATACGCTGCACCCGGTCAAGATAAACTTTGACCTCGTGGCTTTCGTCCAAATCAGGCGTTCCCGTCGTGAGCGCGAACCACTGCGTTGAAGGATCGTTCATCCCCGACTGCAGCCCGGACGACAAAATCGTCGCCGCGTACGTCGCTGCATTGTCGTAGATTTTGTTCCACCGACTACGGGACTGATTCTTAACATCCGTCCCCAGGAAACGCCCACTTGCCGGCGTTATGTGGCGTGAAATCTCAAGCCACTGAGATTCGTAGGGCTCACGCTCATTGCAGAGCACCACCCAGCGCCGCAGGATTGTTTCACGTAAGTCCTTACCGTCGCTCATGGCTTACCCCAACGTAGAACCACCGCCTAAGCTCATCTGATTCTTATTGACGCCGCCGGCCCCGGACAGAAGCGTAGACCCGCCGGACAAACCGCCGTCCTGATTCATCGAGAGAATGCCGGACACGTCCGCCCGATTCTGTTGCTGGCGCCGGGTAGCCTGCGCGGACTGTTCCGCCTGCTTTTTAGCGTTCTCTTCCGCCTGACGCGTTGCGCGATCTTGTGCTTTCGCCTGCTTATTGGCTGAGTACATCGAAGCGGCCGTACCCGCCGCAGCCACTGCCGCCATACCAACCATTGCCGCCGTTGTTGCACCTGACATTGTTATTTCCTCCGAGTGAGAAGATGTTCGTATTCGCCCGTAAACTCAGGTTCACAGTCTTCCGGGACCGCTTTCTGAGTCGCATAAATCATGGTGATCGTCGTGTCTTGAAGCGCGTGATAGGCCACTTTTCGCCCTGCCATGCCGCGTAGCACCGTGTAGCCCGTCACCCGATGAGACTCGCTATCCGCGCGAATCACCACGTCGCCGCTGATAATGACCACCGTCGGCACCTTGATAAGAGCTGAGGTAAGCAACACCCCGGCCGCGATCCGGCACGTCCGCACGTAGCAGCCGGCGTGGATAAAGTGATCCGTCGGCACGTCCGCTGGCGGCATTGTTTCGTTGAACACCTCAAGGGCTTTCACTTCGGCAATCCCTGCCGCCGTTGTCGGAGGCAGTTCGCCGCGAGATTGCAGTGCCGCCGTCATAACCGCACCTGGAAAACCGTGTTGACGGGCGTATAGAGACGCCGGCACAGTTCCTCAAACCGAGAACTGCAGCGCGTCCCTACCATCAGCACCTGGGCGCCGGCCTCACGGGCCACCTTCTCGGCCTCACGCAGAAGCCGCAGTCCCGCCGTGCCCTGTCGGTAATCTTTGGCGAGAAAGATGGATTCCACGGACGCGAGCACTTCCTGATAGTGCGGGATGCGATGGATCATGATATTGACCCCGCCGACAATGCGTCCGCCGTCAAAAACACCAACCGGGATAAAAGCCCCTGCCTTTTCGGCCGCAATGTACTCATCGGGATTCGGTGCGCCACGCATGAAAGGACTTCCGCTTTCGTCTGCGTAGTCCTTGATAATCTGCTGAAATTCCGGGCGTGCGAACGTTTCCGCCCAAGTCGTTCTACGTATTTCCATAGCGCCTCCTATGCCAGCATGATCGGCGCAGAGTCAGGAAGTACGCGCACGAAAAACCCCGGTTTCCCGGGGTTCTCTTTGCAATCTCAGTTCTACGAATCGCTACGGAAACTGGTTTTGCTTATAGCCGCGCCTCAATCAGTACTAAGTACTAAATTTGTACTGAAGCGTCTTTAACTTTCTCGCTTTGCTGTTCGGACTCGTCCTCTTGCACTTCAGCAAGCGCGGTCAGAAATTCTTCGTTCGTCATTGGGTGGTACTTTTTTAAAGCCCAACAAGTAGCCGCTACTCTGTAGGCAACGATGGAGCCAAAAACCGTTGTGGTAATAAGCAAAACGATCTGTATCGTAGACGCTTTCCACGAGTCATAAAGGCTGATATAACTCGCTATTACAGCGAATATAGCGCTAAAAACGCCAACCCAATCAACGCTTTTTTGTATACTAGCGCGCAATCTATCTAGCAGTAATTCCATTCTGTCTTCACTAACGTTAGCGTATAGGCGGGTTTGACGAGTAGGGACATTGACGAATTGCTTACTTGGAGCCATCAGCGTCTCCTTTCGTCTCAACCTTTCTCAGCACGTCTATGAGGTGGTGGCTGACAAAGCCGCAGTGCTGGCACACAACAACGGCCATATTTAAGGCGCTGTTGCTACCAAATACGTAGCTATCAAGTTGCGTCTGTATGTCGTCACGAACATACCCTCCCACCACTACAAAGTCGTTGTGCTTGCACATTGGGCAGGTTAGCTTTGCTCCGATCGCAGACCGCAAAGCGTTGGCGTTTTTGAGGGTGAGTTCCTTGATATCCATGAGTGTCCTCCGCTCCGTTGTTTAACTGATAGCGCAGCGCCTTCAATTTGTCGTTGGGTATTTTCGGAACCCCTACGGAAGAAAGCAGATCGAACAAGTCTACATCAGTAGCGCAACAACCGCCTTCGTTGTACGCCCGAACAACGATACGACCTTTGTCATTGAACCAAAGTTCCACAGCTTCCCCTTCGGAATACTCTCGAACCCCTGTTAGCACTGCGATCTTTGTTTCCATGATCTTTCTCCATTGTCCGAATTATGGCATTAGTGTTCAAAGACGCGCCTCAATCTGCGCCAGGCGCCATCTCTGGTAAGCGGCTTCAAGTGCAAGAGCCTCTTCATAGCGGATGCCGTACCGATCTCCGGCGGCAGTCACCTGGCGTTTTTCCACATGCGTCACTTCGGGCGTCGTGATGTTCCCGTCCTCGTCCGTCACCTCCGGCTGATCCACCACGGTGACGTCCTCGTACTCATCCTCCCACGCGTCGTGGCAGAAGAGGCCGTAGCGCGAGGCGTCCAAGCCTTCGGACTCGAATGCCGCCTTCACCTCCTGGGCAACGACGCCGACGTGGATTCGAGCGTCGCCGCCCTTCTTCTCTACAGCGTCCTTGAACTGGAAGACCTTGAAGTTCACCTTGCTCCAGGCACGCATGAGGGCGTCGTCGGGGGAGTCGATCGAAGTCTTCGACCGCTCGTCGGACGTGTTGATTGTGCCTGTAGCTGCGAAAAGTTGAGACCAACGTGCCGTTGCTGATCCTAACGCCTGAGCATTACTCAAACCGGGGTTAAGAGATTTTTCTGCACTTAGTAAAACTCGTGCAGTAAATGTAGATCCATCCCACTCCCCAATAAAAAATTGAGTATTTATCGGATAGGAAATGTGCCCTGATTTTGAATATGCATTTCCAAATCGAAAGTGCGGACGGTTTACCCCAACGAAAGTTGACGTTGCATTTTGAGCAAAATCTGACTCACAAGCACTGACATTAGTTGCAACGAAGTCTCTTAGCTGCCCCGTAGATGTTTCTGACGATGTCACCAAGACTTTATTTTTCAAGCCTACTATGTCAATGTTTTCAAGAACAACTCGCTCGTTATTAGATATGATGCCCGCAGCTAATCCAGATTGCTTTTCTACAATGAAATTTGCAATTTTATCTATGGATCCAGCCTTATCGAAAAGAGCATACGTATAGCCTTCTAGATTATCCACGAAAACATTTTCGACGATATTGTGCTTAGACGATGCAAAATCCGATACCTGCGTCGTAAACAGCCCGTAGTATTCCGAAGTACCGCTTACATAGCTAATATCTCTGAAGGCGAGATTTCTATATACGCCAAAGAATCCGTTGAGGACGCATTGAACCTTCGCCACGTTTTCAGAACAAATCCCATAAGTTTGCAGCCCGTCCACGACTACGTTTGCATAACCTTCCACCTTGACAGGTCGGAGTTTGGTTGCGCCCTCGTATGAAGCACTCAAATCTCTTAACGTAATGTCAGTGAAAATAACATTCCTTGCACAAGTCTTTTCTGCAAGTTCAGTCTGAGGCACTTCCGTAGGAACGCACCAGGCAACACAACCGTTGGCAACCTTTTCAGCAGTTGAAGCTGTAACTGTGATGTTTCTTGCAGGCGGCTCTTGATGGTGCCCAACAGCAGAATATGCGCTTGCATAGCCATAGACGTAGCAGCTTGTAGCAGTGCAATTTTCACTACCCCCATCAAATTCAATGCCGTTTTGATTTTCTTTTGCTTTGACAGATCGATTAAATATTGATTTATGACCATCAACCAAAACATTTTTAGCAAAGTGTGTCGTTAAACCATCGTCGATGACTGAGTTAATTGTCTTTGTATCTCTAAAGACAATTTGCTCACATCCGCCAGACACAGCATCGTAATTAAAGTGACCAACATCGTGGTTGTTTTTTAATTCAAAAGTGCTACAGTCAAACCCGTGCATAACTGCATCTATGACAGTAACATTTTCAACTAAAGCACCTTTTACGCCTGCGAGCTTTACACCGCAACCACCATAACTATCAGTAACCTGAGCGGCTCTATCCCACCCGTTCATCTTGATAGCTAAGTTTTTGATTGTGATGTCAGTATCATAAGTTGTTTGTGCGACTGACTGGTACTTCGCTTTATATCTAGAAAAATTTACGAAACCATCAAGTTCGTTCTTTGCCGTTTTAGCCACGACAAATATCGTTTTCTTTTCGCCATCTCCATAAACGAAGCTGTCAGAGGGCAACGCAATATCTGACGAAATTAAGTAGACGCCTGAAGGCATGTAGCAAGCGACATGTCTGTCAGTGCTTTGAACAATCGCGGCCTGAATGGCTGCAGTGTCATCATGGTGGCCATCGCCAACAGCTCCAAAATCCTTCACATTGACGACGTCCGCGAAGCGATACCGGAGCTGACGCGGGTAGACGGTACCGGCCGCGGCCACCGGCAACATATCGCCGATGCCGACGGGCGTTTCCACAATGTGAATATCCTTGCCCTTCTTCTTGGCGAGGGCGACTCCTGAATGGTAGTAGTTTGTCATGGTTAAGCCGTTGCGAGTTTGGTGTAGGCGCCCCAATTGACCGTTTCGTCGTCGCCGTTTGGGCATAAGCCAAAGCGGATTGCGATCCCAGGGGTTGAAAGGTTGTAGACGGTCTGAATGATTTTCCGCGTAGCGTTTGAGACAGCGCGCTTAGTAACGATTACGATGGTCTGGCCAAAGCCTGACGGAAGATTTGAAGCACTGCCATCACATGTATAAACCCCTGAATCCAGGAGGTTATTTAGGTCTGCAGCGCCTTTCGGAATCGCGTCGCCTACTTGCCCAGAGGTCTGCAAGTAGTCCAGCAGGGATACCCCTTGAGTATCGCCAGCGCAGACTTGCCCGCCGTTGTTTCCGATCGCGTCAAATGCAGGAGATGACTTATAGGTGCAATTGGTAAAAGCAAGATACTTGCTACTTGGCCGCGTTATGTCTATTCGACCGCCGTTAAGAGCGTATAGCGCTGTACGATAATTCTTGAAATTGAAATTCTTAGAGCCATGAGCCAGGGATACCGCACCGCCGTATTCGGCGACGACGCCGCCCCAGCCGCTCGTCGCTCCTACTGAGTCGCCGTCAGTATCACAATCGCAGAGAGTAACGGAGGCACCGTACTCCGCAAACCAGCCGCGGGGATTCCCTGTAGCGGAAGAATTTTGTACGCTGACACGACACAGTCCACTAGCTAGCAAGCCTGCAACCGCATTGTTATTCGTTTCGGTTTTGTCAAGGTAAACTGAAGTGCATCCGCTGAGGAAAAAGCCGCTGCTACCCGAATTTTTGGATATAAAATCACTGAAATATAGGTTACCGCAATAGTTGGCATGAACCCCGTTCAGCTTGTTCCCCGTAGCAGAGCTTCCGTAAACATTTCCAGAAGCCCCCTGGGTAAAGGAAAAGCCGTTCCACGCATTGTTATCGGCCGTAGCATTCTGTACAGAGACTACGCAGTCACCCAGCGCACTGAATCCAGCGTGGCCGCATTCCGTAGCTCTGATGTCAGTGCAAGCTACACTACCACCCTGGTGCCGGAAACCGTCAAGGGCGGCTCCTCTGACCGCGACACCTGAAATTGTAAGTTGGCAGTCTTTAGAAAAAATACCGTATCCCTTTCCCCCGGAGCAATCGAGTATCACAGCGGCTGACGAACTCCCTATTAACGTCGTCTTTTGTGCTGACAAACTGAGGCCGCTCGGTGCGTCATAGATGCCGTCGGCAAGGTGAACTTCAACGCTTGCTTTAAACCCCGAGAAAAAATTGGACAATCCTTCGAGGGAGAAAGGAGCCCCTTCAGACCCATCCCCATCGCCGGCTGGAGAGACATACACCACAACCGGCATACCCGCAGACCAACGAGCCAACGTGCGGCCGCCCACCAACCTGTTCGAAATATCCTCCCCGGCGTTGCCCGGATTGCCGTAGCCCTTGACCCAGAAGTACCCGTCGTAGGGATAAGCCTCGACCTCTTCAAGGGAGTTCACCAGGTGGGGAATATCCCACGAGTAGCGTTCGATCAAGCCCTTGATGGCTTCGCAGGCGGCAAGCGCTTCCTTGGACGCCCCGGCTGCAGCGATAGCGTCGTCCACCGCGGCGAGCAACTTATCGCGCAGCTGACGAGGGGTGATCGTGTCCGTCGGATCGGTGATGAGCGCGCGGCTGACTTGCTCGACAAGCTGCTGAATTTGCACGACCGTTCTGTCAAGCGCCGTGTTTATCGTTTCCGGCGGAAAGCGGATGTAATTCGTGAGCTGAGTGGTCTGCGTGTAGGGAATGTCCGTCCCAACCGATACGATCTGCGTTTCATTCAGGGCATTCGTCAGAGTCACCGTACCACCGGGCGTAGCCTCCTGATCTTGGTTCATTTCCACGGAGTAATCCGCGTTGTATTCCAAATTTTTCGGAGGATCATTCTCTTTTTCTGCCAGGGCGACAAATACGTCCGTCGGCTCAAAAATCTTGAAGCCAAACGGAAGAATCTTTGTCCCGGCCCCGGTAAAAGGCCCTGCTAATCGTTTTACGTTTCCTACAGCCATAAAAAGCCCCTCAAAGATGAGAGGCATTGTCAACAGCGTTCACCAGGCTACGCGCACATCACGCATACGGGTCCCGAACGGTATGCGCCCCCAGACGACCGTTACGCGGCTGAGCGTGCTCCATCTCCGACAGGTACTCATTCATTTGAACGGCAAACGTGAGCATCAGCGCGTCCGCATGATCTGGGGACGACAGACCGCGATCCTTCATACTCTCTTTGCTTTCGAGCAGAATTTGATTCGTCGGCGTATAGCCGTACTCAACCCCTGTCAAGTCCGTCACAAGATCGTCGTTCTGCTCGATACAGCCGCCGGCCTTCAGCCATTCGCGCCCACGCCCCCACATTTCCGCTCGAAGATTCTTGTAGCGTTCGGTATTCGTTGCCCCGCCACCGAAGTTGATGGAGTTCACCGGATAACCGTTATGCCGCAGCCAGTCAATCGGGGACGCCCCCACGCCGCCGGCGTCCACATTGATAACAACCTTTCGGGCGCCCTTCTGTCGGAATTCGTTGTAGACCTCAGCAATCTTCGCCGCCAACTCCCAACCGTCCAGGCCGCGGAACTCTTTTGCCGGATAAGACCGGGCATCGGTCCCGATCCTGCAACAGATGACAGACGCGTCGTCACCGAACCGCGCCACGTCCACACCAAGAATCACCACCTGTCGATAGTATGAACAGTGCTCCAACTGTCGTTGCATCGCCTCATCGACTATGGCACGCGGGATAAACTGCAGCGAAGACGCCGACGGGAACTGCCCCAGAACGCGAACCCGCACAAAGTCAGAGTCGATGCCGTAGTCCTGAATCCACGTCGCAATCTTTTTCTTGTCCGTACCGATAGCCGTCCGCCCATCAACATGACGATGCACCCAACGATGCCGGTACTTGTTAAAGCACTCGTAGAAGCGCCCGGTGTTTCGCGTCGGGTTGCCGAAAACCATCCAAAAAATCTGAGTGTCCTTATCGGTCATGGCACCTTCGACGACTTCCCAGATTATGTCGGCAATGGCCGAGGCTTCATCGAAAATCACCATGATGCGCTTTCGGGCGTTGTGTAACCCGGCAAAGCCTTCGGGACGCGACTCAGACCACGGGATCGCGTCAAAGCGCCACGTCTTGTCATGATCCTTCTGTCTGCTACAGACGCACGTCGCCGAGATTCGGAACCACGACTTGAAGAGACAGAGATTGAACCACTTCGTCACTTCGGCAAATGTCTTAGTGCGCAACTGAGTGTCGGTGTTGGCCGTGACGATACCGCGCGTGTCCGGGAACGTCGCCATGCTCCAGAGCGTGATCCAGGCCACGAGGGCGGACTTTCCGACACCGTGCCCGGCCGCCGTCGCATCCAGGTAGGCGGAAATGGCCCCTTCCTCATCCCCACGTTGCAGATAGTCCCTCATACTCGTGAGCACATCCACCTGCCACACGTCCGGACCGTCCCATCCAGCGAGGGTATCTTTGCCCCACGGAAAGGCAATCTGTACAAACTTCAGAGGATCCTTTGAAGTCTGCGCGGCGACCTCCACAAGAGCCTGATTGACGCCCGCCGGCGTGTCCAAATCAATACGATCCAACACCAAAAAGGCGTCCGCCTCTTTCTTTTTCGTCTTACTTGAGGGCACCTATTCTCTCCCGCAGAATCTCAGCCAAAGACGTAAGGGCTTCGTCCTTAGCCTCTTCAGCCTTGTCCTTGCCCATTTTGAGAAATCCACCGAGCGTTTTGGCGGCCTGATTCGCGGCCAGTGGGTCGACCATGACCCAAACCGGCTTGCCGTTCATATCGAGCGTTTGTTCATCATCGTCTCCGTCCGCTATCAGCTGAGTATTGACTTCAATGATCTGTTTCAGCTTTCGGTAGACGTACTCGGGGTTGACGCCGGCGGCTTCCGCGGCGCGGTCGATCTCTTCCTCTACGGCCTTTTGAATGTTAGGTTTTTTCAAGTTCTCGCTTGCAATCGCCCCGGCCGTCTTTTTCGAATATCCGGCCTTAATCGCCGCCTCAGTCGCTGACTTCGAAGCGGCGACGGCCTTCGCAAACTTCTGCTGCTTCACCGTCAGTTTCTTTTCCGTCATACGCTCCTCTTGATCTTTTTCCACCCAGCGACCGATTGACAGCGCCGGGAGCCATCCACATAACTCCGGATTGTCCGAATCGGCATATCCAGCATCAGGCTAATTTCCCGGAAGGTGTAGCCCTCCTGCCTCAGTTCTATGGCGTGCTCAATATCCGAATCCAGGTACTTCGCGTTCCAATGATCCTCACCGATAACCGCGCCGTTGTCGGCTACTGTCGCAATCATCGTCACGACGGTATGCGTACGGGCACAGGTTGCGTGCTTTGGTTTCGGCTGTGGCGATGATCTTGGCGCGTTGCAGGCTTCCGACGGGGAGCGTTCGGGCATGATCGGCGGCTGAAACAAGGAGAGCTGCAGCCACGGGCGGGAGAACAGTGCTAACTCCGATGGATTCATTCATTTAAAACTCCTCTATGTTCCACCCGCACCCCTGACGCTTCGCCTTTGGGAAGACCACAAACATCCGGAACGGGTACTGAGACGCAGCAACCTTCACCTTTACCCGGGCGTCGTCCTGAAACACGGCGAGCGTCCCTTTGACCTCGTGAAGTTCAATTTCACCGTTTGGCCGGAGCACCATGAAGTCGGGCGTGTACCAGCACTTCCCGGCGGCAATCTTGACTTTCATGGACTCGAACCAAAACTTCTCAATGCGCCCCGCCTGCTGTTCTGCCTTCAGAAAAGCCGCGTAGGCGGATTCAGTCGCGTTCATCTCGCCGGGCCTCAGCCGCCCTTTGGCGTATAGACGTTTCATTGCGGTCTTCATTCTTCGCCCTCCCTGTGGTTCTTTTCGACCTGAGCGTCGCAGACGCCCAGCCAGAAATACCGCTGCTCTAATTTCGTCTTGAACTGTTCAGCCTCTACGGACGGCGCCCAGCCTTTAAGCCCTACGTCGTGGCCGACCTTATAAGCGCGAGTCAGCTTCTCTGCAACAGCACGGGAGACACCGGTAGGCGTTTTCATTCCTCATCCTCCCTTTCGTACTGAGCGTGAACGCGGCGGACTTCTCTCTTCAGCCGCATCAACTGCAAAGACAAACCTTGTTTTTTGAAATATCGCGGCGCAGTTTTTTCAACATCAGCGAGAACTTCAACGATCTTGGCGGCGTCCTCAGGCTTCAACTGCACGTGCTTCGGGTTGCTCATGCCAATCCCTCCTTTTTGAGTTTTTCGATAAATTCCACAGCGACCTTTTCGCAGTCCTTTGCTGTCATGCGCCAGTCCGCCGGAACCGGCCACAGTCTGCGTTCGCCCTCATCGAGCCCCACCCAGACGGCAGGCGTCCACTGCACGTACGCCGGAATGCTGATAACGACGTGCCAAGAGTCGTACACCACGTCTTCCGGCCCGAGTACTTTTTCTCTGACAAAGACGTCGCACGAAATCAGACCCGCGTTAGGATCAAGAAAAGTTTCGGTGCTCATGCCGCCTCTCCGAAAACGTCAGCCGAAAGCGGCCGGCGCATTGAGCTACCTAAAAACTGATAAGCGACGCACTTGCCGCGGATGCGGTCCACAAGGCGCGGACCGAGAACGTTGTTAAGGTCTGCCGGGCGCAGATTCGAGAGGAAAATCGTCGGGCGGTTTTCTGAAATACGACTGTCGATGATCGAAAAAAGAATCTGCTTCTCGTTTTCGGTGCCGGCCTGGACACCGACCTCGTCAATCACAAGCAGGGAGACCTCCGAGAAAAGCCGAATTGCGTCAAAACTCGTTCTGTCGCTTTTTCCTCCCCAGGTGCTACGGACGTATTGGATGATGTCTGTAGCGCGCGTATAGACGCCTTCTGACCGCGGCAAAATGGCATGAAGAATGGCGCACGCCAAATGACTTTTGCCGGTCCCCGGGTTACCGAAGAAAAAGAGTCCGTAGCCGGTCTCTTTCGCCTTTTCCCAACCGCGCACGAACCGGCAAGCGAGGTCCAGCGCGCCTTGTTGGTTTTTCGTCTCGGCCAGAAAGTTCGAGAATGTTTTGGTGCGGTATTCGGCCGGGATGCAGGAGCGCCGTAATGCCTCCTCGATGCGGTCGCGGGCTTCGGCCGCTTTCTTACCCTTTTCGTAGGCCTCACGCTCTGCCTGGCGGCGTTTACGTTCGATCAGTGCGCACTCAGGACACTGAGACTCACACACGACCTGCCCGCCCAAAACGGTCTGAATACCGTTATACGGTCCGTGAATTGCGCAGTTCAAAACGGCGCCCCTGCGGATCGGCAGAGGGACTGCGCCCTGCGAGGATTCGATGATGGCTGAAAATGTCTGCATGGTTGCTTACCCCCAATTGGCCGTACCGTCAGGATTCATTGATCCCTCGTAGTAGGCCTCGTCAAAAACTTCAGGTTGTTGGTGTGCGGTTGATCCCGCGGGTTTGGCGTTTCGTGTTTCCTTTTGGCGACGAACCCAGCCTTGCCAAGATTGATTCCACCCTTTGTCAGAACGAAGCTCACCAGTCCCTCGTCCTTTCGTGAAGTAGAAGACGAAATCAGCGAACACCGTCTGCGGGTCAAGATCAGGCCGAACCTGTTTTGCGTAGTCCGCCCATTCAGAAGGAAGAAGGTCAAGGTTGAATGCGTGCGTGATTGCCTGCCGCTTTTCTTTCTTCTTTCTTTCTGTCTCTTTGTTGGTTATTGGTTCTTGGTTATTGGTTAGCATTGCGTCCGCATTGCGTTCGCTATGCGTTTGCATTCCGTTCGCATCTGCGTCCGCATTGCAAGTGCATCCGTTTTGCATGTCGTTTGCATTTGCGTCTGAGGCTTTCTTTCCCCTTGAGCCCTTATTCCATCGGGCTTGAGCAGACTTCGCGGCCTTCTCGGACTTCTCCGCGGCCTTGGCAATCTCTTCATCGCACCGGCGATGCGCATAAACGTCACCTTCACGATGGAAAAAGCGGTCAAGCACATATTCCAGTGCGGCTTTCTCTTCCGGCGCATATGCTCGGGAGATGCGTTCGCATTCCGAACGCATAAGCGGACGCTCGACTGAGTAGTAGAGCATCAACAAATCTATGTAGACACCCTTTTCGAGTGGCGACAAAAGTCGCGTGCTCGAATCCCAGTCACCTACGTGAAACTGAACGTAGTTCATGGCGAGCCTCCCGGCTACTTGCCCGTGCTTTCAATGAGTTCCCAATCGATCTGAGGAAGAATCGCCCGACGGGAAACCTGCCGGCGCGTTGCCTCTTCGAGTTTGCAAGCAAGCGTGACGGACACACGACGTTCCGGGTGGTTGACGATGTTGTAAAAGTAGTTGAGTTTGATCCCGCACTTTTTGCAAATGGCCTTTTTCTCGACCGACGCAAGGGAGCGGAAATACTGCGATGCAGAGGGAAGCATGAGAGCTACTCCGTTTTAGTTCAATTATGGGTACTGGAATACTACCCCATACATTCCCCAAAAGTCAACCAATACGGCGCAAAACTTTCCTATACTTTGTGCGACAATCTAACCCATAATTTGACCTAGCCGGACTAAGAGGAGGACAAATAATGGTTGATGATGAACTGACAGCTCGTCGCCGGGTTAATCTGCGACGTATCGCCGATGAGTTAGGTGGAGCCGCTGCTGTTGCCAGGAAGACTCAAAAGAGCGTCCAACAAATAAGCAGTATGCTCAACGGCACCAAGTCCTTTGGCTCAAAGATCGCTCGTGACATAGAACCTAAACTGGGGCTTCCCCTGCAAAGCCTGGATAAGGAAGCGCCAAATTTTGTAGTTGCAGCGGAAACGCCTGAAGCTACGGGGTACGTGCGCATTACAGCGCTTGAGGCGCGGAAAGAGTACAACCTGATGCGCATTCAGGAATTGAGCAAAATCAGGCTGATGGAGTGCAAAGAAGATTGGCTGTACGAACAAGCTCTTTCCACATCCAAGCCCAGTGCGCTAAAGCTATTCTCTGCGCCATCGGACAACATGGAGCCAGAAATTCTCCAAGGCGGATCAGTCGTCGTTGACATCTCGCAAAACACTTTCACCGCCAACGGCATATACGCCATGACGTATCAGGGTTCGGCATTCATATATCGGATACAGATGAACCCTGACGGATCAGTATATTTTTTGTCGGATAATCCAAAATACGAAAAGATGGTAGTGAAGGACACGTCCAACATCGTGATAGTTGGACGGTGTGTCGGCTGCTGTAACACGCACTCGCTCTAATAAAATTCCATTGTTCATCAAATCTCAAGCCCGCGCACTGCGGGCTTTTTTGTTGCCTTTTTGACTCCTATCAAAAACCGGTCACCTAACCAGAATACCCTGAAGTCATCTTTTATAGTTGACAAGCAGGTTAGTGATGTGGTTTAATTTCGGGTACGCCGATGAGTAATTCGAACTCATCTAAACAAAACCACCAGGAGGCAACATGACCATCACCCTCACACCCCGTGAAACCGCGCGTCTTATCGTTGACCGCGCAAACGAACTCCAGGAGCTCGTCAACCAGAAGTGCGAGCCCAAGCACCGAGATATTTGGCGCGCCGCCCTGCGGACGCTGGAAAACCGCATCTGGGAAGCCGTTAACCACTTGAACGACATCACCAACCTTTGCGGCGTCGGCGAAAGCAGCAAGCCCGAAGGTGCGCCGATCCCGCCGGAAGGCGAAGTACCGGTAACTCAGGCCAAAGACGAAGAAGTAATCGCGATCGATCAGGAAGCCGCCTGCCACAGCATCTACGCCCTGACGACCGAACTCTCGCACTTGGCCTCAACGCACGAAGAAGGCCGCAGCATCCCCGAGGACGCAAACAAAGCCGTCGGCATCCTCGGAGAGCTGATTGAAAACGTGAAGATGCTCTACAGGATCACAGCCGGTGATTCTTCACAGCAAACCGAATGACGAGGAGTAAGCCATGACGCTTGAGCATTGTTTACTTATGGGGCAACTGGCCGACATTGCCGAGGAGCGTTTTTGTTCTCTGGCAAACGTGGTGATCGGCATCGCGGCCGTCACGGCCGTCGTCGTTCTCCTCCAGTGGGTGCTGGCATGAAAAAAGAATGGTTCGAGAACGCCATTGCGGCCGCCGGCTTCGTCGTCCTCATGTACACCCTGCTTTCCCTTCCCGGCTACTAGAAACGAGAAGGTGGCGCCCTGCCTTTCTGGAGAAAGAAATGATTGATCTCAGCAAACACAACGAAGATTTGATCCGAGACGCAAACGCCTGGAAGCCGCTCAACGTCTACCCGCTTGAACGCGTGATGGTGTTCGAGAGCGGCAGCCAAAGCTACTTCGTCTACACCGAGCTGCATACCGTTTCAGTGAGCGACGCAAGCCGCAGAGAAGTATCGAACTCCTACGCCTTAACAGAAGACGAGTTCTCCCGCCTGATGGACGAACTCAACCTCGACTAGGCGCCACCCCATGACCAACTACCACAACGCAATCAACGAAGACAGCCGCGAAGCGGCATAGGTAAAAAAAATGACAAGACTCATCCCCATCACCGGACTCGCCCGCGAAGAGTGGCTGCAACAGCGCACCAAGGGTATCGGCGGTTCTGACGTGGCTGCAGCCCTGGGGCTTTCCACTTGGCGCACCCCGGTCGAACTGTGGCAGGAGAAGCGCGGCGAAGGCGAACCGCAGTCGCCCACGAATTCGATGCACTTCGGCGCCACCCTGGAAGACATCGTCGCCAAGGAATTTCAGGAACGCACCGGCATGAAGGTTCAGCGCGTGGGCTACACGTTCGTCGACGGTGAAGGCGACTGGATGCGGGCCAACATCGACCGCGCCGTCGTCATGCCGGAGATTCAGAAGAACGTGCGGCCGGCCAAAAATCCGAAGGAGGGCGAAGCGCTCATCACGACGGACGCCATCCTGGAATGCAAGACCGCGTCCGCCTATGCGTCCGGACTCTGGGGCGAATCCCAGGAAGACGAGATCAGGGCCGGAAAGATCGTCACCGAACACGAAATCCCGCTGTACTACGAAACGCAGGTTCAGTGGTACATGCGACTCACCGGGGTTCACGTCTGCTACGTAGCCGTCCTCATCGGAGGAAACGACTTCCGTATGTACAAGGTCGACCGAAACGAAGACGCCATCAACGCCATCGTTTCCACGCTGCGGGCTTTTTGGTTCGACAACGTCCTCGGAGGCAAGGCACCGGAACCGAAAGACCTGGACGACATCCGGCACCTGTACCGCCGTGAAGTCGGCCCCATGGTTGAAGCCACTCCGGAAGCGGCCATCGCTATCGGCGAATACCGCCAGCTGAAGGACAAGGCCACCAGCATCAAAGATCAGATGGAGGCCGTCGCCACAAAGATTGCAGGGTTCATCGGTGAAAACGAAGGAATCCTCATCGGTGGCGAGAAGGCAGCCACCTTCAAGTCTCAGTCCCGCGCGACGTTCAACGCCAAACAGCTGAAGGCTGATGACCCCGAACTTTGGGCCAAGTACGCAGGACGGTCTGAGCCGTCTCGGATTCTCCGGGTGTTTTAGTCGCAATCCCTTTTCACTCACTCAGGGCAGGGGCTTCCAGCCCCGCCCATTTTAGAAGGTACACATAATGTCTACTACCGACGCTCTCCTTGAAAAAGTCAACCCCGCTGCGGCTAAGAAGGCCGTCGCCGTCAAGGCCACGAAAGAAGGCTCTCTGCTGGACGTGGTGACCGGCAAAGCATTTCAGAAGCAAATGGCCTTGGCCCTGCCGAAGTCTCTCACCCCGGAACGCCTGACGCGTATCGTCATGAGCGAATGCCGCAAGACGCCGGCGCTTCTCAGTTGTTCCCCGACGTCGTTCTACGGGTGCGTGCTGCAGTGCGCTCAGCTGGGGCTTGAACCCGGCTCAGCCCTGGGGCACTGCTACCTTCTCCCTTTCGGGAATGGCAAGGCTTCAGATGGTCGCCCGAATGCGCAGCTAATTATCGGCTACCGCGGCATGATCGACCTTGCCCGCCGTTCCGGACAGATCGTTTCGATCTCCGCTCACTGCGTGCACGAGGCCGACGAGTTCCACTACGAATTCGGCCTGCACGAGGACTGCCGGCACGTCCCTGCAGCTATGGCCGACCGAGGCCCCGTGACCCACGTCTACGCCGTGGCCCGTCTTGTCGGCGGCGGCTTCCAGTTTGACGTGATGAGCCGCGCTGAAATCGAAGCCGTGCGCAACCAGTCGAAAGCCGGCAAGAACGGCCCGTGGGCCACCCACTGGGACGAAATGGCGAAAAAGACTGTGATCCGCCGGTTGTTCAAGCTCCTCCCCGTCAGCATCGAAGCGCAGCGCGCCGTAGAAGTTGACGAGAAGACCGACCGCGGCGAAGCCGTCACCGCGTCCGACGTGATCGACGGGATCGCTACCGAGAAGGGCGTAGGCATCGAGATTCTTCCGGAAGAGGAAGAACCCGCTCCCGTCGCAGAACCTGCCTAACAACTGAAGAGGCGGGGTACAACTTGTACCCCACCTGAGGAGTGAAGATGCAGACCAAGTTGCTGACTATTAAGGAAGTCGCCAAGCGGCTCAATAAGTCTGTGAGCACGATCCGCAGTTGGATTCGCGGTTACTACGACAACGGCGACGGCCCGCGCCTGCGGGGGCGCGAATTTATTAAGCCGATCCGAGTCGGCGGCACCCTGCAATTTAAAGAATCCGAGCTCGAACGCTGGATTGCCGAAGGAGATCAATGTTGACAAACGAACTCACTCAGACCTTCGCTTTCGGCGAAGCCAAAGTTACCGTCATCATCGAAAACGGTGAACCGCTTTTCTGTGCGAAAGAAGTCTGCGACATCCTTGGATATAAAAACTCCCGTAAAGCACTGATGGATCATGCAAATCCTGACGGTGTAACGAAACGGAACGTGGTGAAAACCCTTAGTAACGGCCGTGAGCAAACCTTCGAAATGACCTTCATCGATGAGCGCAATCTTTACCGCCTCGTCATGCACTCTGACCTTCCGTCGGCCGAGAAGTTCCAAGACTGGGTATGCGGCGAAGTTCTCCCGACAATCCGGAAGACGGGAACCTATGGCAAGCCCCCGGCGTTTCAGATTCCGCAGACGATGCAAGAAGCACTCCGTTTAGCCGCCGATCAAATGGACAAGAACGCCGCGCTTCAGAAACAGATCGAAGCGGACGCGCCAAAAGTCTCGGCTTACGACGATCTCGTAGACGACACAGGGCTTTTCACCGCCACCGCCGTCGCGAAAATTCTGCATATGAAACGTTGCGACCTGTTTACTTGGTTAAAGCGCAATCAGGTAGCTTATCAGCAAGGGAAAGATTGGCTTCCTTATTCCTCGTGGGAAAAGAAACAATGGGCCGTTGTGAAGATCAGAGAGTTGGACAACAAGAAAACCGGTGAACCTATCACCAGCCGACGCCTTCGCTTCACTGCCGCCGGAATCTTTCAGATGCACAAAATGATGCAGGCGCAGAAAATCAACGTGCCCGAACAGCTTGACCTCGACATTTAAAAGGAGCCACAAATGAAACAGATCGATCTCACCCCTATCTACAAGGCCGCCGCGAAAGTTATGGCAGAAAACAGTATCGAAGAAATCCGCCTCCGCCTTCTGAAAGACGATGACGGTCCGTCCGCCATCGACTTCGAGATCAACGGCACGGGCTATATGTCTAACTTCGAGGAATATATCCCCACCATCAAGGCCGTTGAGTCCGGCATGATGAAGTTGGTCATCAGCCGCCCTGACAACGCCTAACATCTTCGGTCGTCATAAAAATCCCCGCCAACCGAAGGCTGACGGGGTTTTTCTATTTAGCGATTTATCAAGATCATTTTGACCATAATGTCAAAATGATTATTTAACCTACTAATTTCCGCTGACAGTGTCGCTGATAAAGAATTTCATTATGTCGCCGTCACGGGATTTCTGAGCTTTAGCGCGGAAATTTAAATCGGCACGTTTTGAAAAAGCCTCAACGTAGGCATTATTCGGCATCATTAAAGCCGGGTCTGTAATAATCCCGTTAATGCGTTCATCCTCACTGTCTGCCAAAGAAATTTTGCAAGCACCTGTCATTAAATCGAGTTCGCTAATTTGCCCCGTAAATTGTTCTTCAGGAGAAATAGTTGAATCTTGTTTGGATTCAATTTCTCGTTTTAAAGTCTCGTCCACCCTTACAAGGTCACCGCTCTTTTTGTCGTCCAATACAGAAATAGTTTTGCAGGATTTTCCAATCGGGGTTAATGCCTGTCGATTAGCCGCGGCAAGACTATCGGCTAATTTGTCGATTGTTGAAAGCAAGCGATCCTGCAAATCTTTATTTTGATTAAGCGACTGCTCAAGCGCTTTCGATAGATGTTCCATTTCTTCTGTCCCGCGTCTGCTCACAATGTAACTGACCACTGCAGTAAGCGACGCCCCGGCGAACCCCGAGAAAATCTCGCCGCCAAAATCTTTAATCCAGACGGGAATTTCGATACAGCCCGCCTCTAAGTTCGCAGTGGTAGAGACCTTTACGGACAGCTTTCCGTACTGTCTATTGACTTGCCCGCCCGTCACCAAGAAGTGTCCGGCGCACGCCAGTATTTTAGAGAATCCTTGAAGCGATTCTCCTAACTCGGCAAGGTCTATCTCGTGTTCGCCACGCGCCAAGCCATCGTATTGAATTACATAGCAAACTTCATTCATTGTCCGTTCCTTTCACTTTGCTAAAGCAAAAATCCGCCCACGCCTGCATCAGCTCGCGCCGCCGGCGCAGGTACTTATTCCGGTTGTAAGCGCCGTTGTATTTCTTGTCGATCTTGTGGTGTAGCGCCTGTTCCACCACGAGCGAATCAAACCGCTGATCGTTGTCGTATTCGTCCGATAGTGCCCATGTGCAGAACGTCCCGCGAGCAGTGCCATGCTGAGTGGGGATAATCGGATCATCTTTTTTGCCGCGCTCTTTTGTCTGGGCTTTGTCGATCCATATCGGCAACCCTGCAGCTTTTCGGGCTTTATTCGCATCCTTAATTAATGTCGAGAATATTGACTGACAGTAATGATTGCCTTTTTCACCCACAAATACCAAACCTTCTTTTTTTATACCAACGCTTTTTAAAATATCAATTGCCTGATCTGATAACGGAACAATAAGAGCGCCGTTAGATTTTATTTTTAGATCGATGCGCTTAATCCACCATACTTTCTCGTTAAGATCAATGTCTTCCCATTTAGCAAGCCGCGCCGTCTTTGAACGGGTAGCTGTCAAAATTGAGAATAAAAAGAGTTTTGCACTATCGTTCGGATTCTCGGTTAATTCCTTGATAAAGTCAGGCAAGTCCTCTGCGTTTACCGCGCCATAATTTTCAGTCTCAATATCGTTCTTTCCCAAGAGGTGCTTTAATGGACCGTTCTTGTCGGCCGGGTTAATCCATCGATCGGTCTCTTCGGCATAAATCCAATCGAAGGTATCTTTGATTGAGCGAAGGCATCGGTTAAAGACAATGGGCTTATCGAGTAGGTTTTTCTGAAGCTGTACCATATCCTTCGGGACAATCTGATCGATCTTCATATCACCCAACACAGGGAACACGTGGTTTTTTCCAGTTAGACGTAAAGTCCCGATCAGTACCAGTGCCCTCCGTCCAGTCCCCAACTTCGAGTTTATGTGCTCTATATAAAAGAGCGGCTTCTTTGAACGTCGGAATCTTGGACGCCTTCTCCTGCTGCTTCGCCTCCTCTTTGGCCGCGGCCTTCTCCTCAAGATGCTTCAAGAAATCGTCTGCGGAGAGTGCCCGAAGTTTTGAGGCTTCCCGCCGGGCAGTGGCTAAATCCATTGTCGCACCGCCCATGCCGAGTTCAATGCGCTTGCCGGCAATCTGTCGCCGGAAGACCCATGAGCGATACTCACCGCGGACACGGTAATAAAGGCCGACTACCGCCCCGTCGTTATGGAGACCATCGGGAAGAGAAGCGAGTTTTGCTTGTGTGAGACGCGCCATAAAGTAGACCTCCTGGGAGGTGGTGGTAAGTAGTTCTGCCACCAGTTTTTCCACCAGCCTTACTTTACAACGAAATGAACTACCTTACACTACCTTAAAGTGACGAGTAGAAATTGACGAGTCCTTGCGCCTGATTTTGAACGAAAAACTTATACTACCTTGCACCACCTTAAACTACCTGCGCACAATAAGAATGCGTTTTTACGGGCGGCATGAATTTCCACGGCATCTATGAATGCATCCCAGATCGGA